TATGAATCAGTGGAAACACTGAAACAGAAAGCACTGAATGGCGAGAGGCTCTGTACTATATTTAGAGCTAACGTCAAGGACGAGGCAACGAAGTTCACCAAGGATAAGTTGCGTATCTTTGCTGGTACATCACTTGATTACCTATTGCTATGTAAGCAGGCATTGAGTGGACTCAATAGAGTCTATCAAATGCATTGGGATAAGTTTGAGTGTTGTATCAGTGCCAATTGTTATGATGACGATTGGACAAAATTGTATAGATCAATATGGCGTGAAGGACGTGACAATCGGTTCTTTTGCGGAGATTATAAACATTGGGACAAAAGCTTGTGTCCACAGTTGTTAGCTGCGGGCGCGAGTGTTGTCTATCGCTTAGTTAAGCGATGTGGATATAATGAAGCAGAGTTAGCGGTTGTTAGTGCTATATTGCAAGAATTGGTCTATCCAATATATGAATGGGATGGTATGTATATTCAGTTTTTGAGTTCTCTACCATCTGGTGTGTTTGTGACTGTTCTAATGTCTAATACATGTAATTCATTATTGTTTCGTTATACCTTCTATACAGCAGCACCAAGTAATTTGTGGAAATATGATGACCACATCGTTGCCAATTTTATGGGCGACGATAATATCGGGACAGTTAGTCCTGAATGTACATGGTGGGATCAATTGGTCCATGCTAGAATATTGGGGGAGAAACAAATGACATACACATCAGCGGATAAAAAGAGTGCGTTGAAACCATTTTATACAAAGGATGATGCTACTTATTTGAAACGGAAGTTTGTGTGGAATGAGAGGTTGCAACAGTACCTGGCACCCATAGAAGAAGCTTCGCTCCAGAAACCTTTACATAATTATATGAAGAGGAAGAAAAGTCTGGAAAGCCTAGAAAGTTTGAGTGGAAATGCTATTGATAATTGTATTAATGAATATTTCCGCATGGGTGAGGAGATCTATACTCGGAGATCTCTAGAACTACTGGAGGTAGTTAAAAGGCATGATTTGTGGAAGAATTGTTCCCGAATTGTAGAGGGAAGATTTCCAACATATTCTGAATTGTGCACCGAGTATCTTAAGAAGATTGAAGAAAAACAATCTCTTAAGAGAGCTTCCGAACTATCGTTTGGAAAATCTGAGGCTGAGGCAGATGAACCTCGC